AACTTGAATGTGCTGGCCAAGAGCATGGCCGCTGTGTCGCACGGCCTGCATGCCTACATCGCATGGCTGGCCAACCAGCCGTTGCCGGATACGGCTGAGGCTGAATATCTGGACCGGCATGCCACGTTGTGGCTTGACCAGCCGCGCAAGCCTGCCGCCGCCGCTGTGGGCGACGTAGATTTCAGTGGGACGAATGGTGTGGTGATCCCGGCCGGCACGTCTCTGGTGCGGGCAGATGCTGCCGAGTTTGTGACGACGGCCGAAGGCACGATTGCAGGTGGCGTGGCGGCGGTTGCTGTAGCGGCGGTTGTTGCGGGCGCGGCTGGCAATTCCGTTGCGGGCATTACGCTGACGCTGACGACTCCGATCGCAGGCATCACCTCCACCGCGACAGTCGCGGCCGATGGATTATCCGGCGGCACCGACACCGAATCCGACTCCGCCCTGCGCGCCCGCGTCCTCGCCCGCATCAAAGAGCCGCCCCACGGCGGCGCAGCGTTCGACTACGAAACCTGGGCGCTGGAAGTGCCCGGCGTCACCCGCGCATGGGTGTATCCGCGGGAGCTTGCCCCCGGCACTGTCACCGTCCGCTTCGTGCGCGATGACGACGCCAGCATCATTCCGGACGCGGGCGAGGTGGACACCGTGCAGGCTTACATCGATGCGCTGCGTCCGGTGACAGCACAAGTCACCGTGGTTGCGCCCGTCGCGGTCCCGCTCGATTTCACCATCGCGCTAACCCCGGCCACCGCATCGGTCAAAGCCGCTGTCGAGGCCGAGCTGACCGACCTCATCCGCCGCGAAGCCGAGCCGGGCGGCACCATCCTGCGCTCGCATATCCGCGAAGCCATCAGCATCGCCACCGGCGAGACCGACCACACGCTGACCGTGCCCGCCGCTGATGTGACGCACACCACCGGCCAGATGGCCACGATGGGGACCATCACATGGGCATGACGTCGGCAGATTACCTGAACCAGCTGCAGGCGCTGCTGCCGCAGGGGCCTGCGTGGGCGCGCGATCCGGATGCGGTGCTCACCCGCCTGCTGTCTGCGCTGAGCGAAGAATTCGCCCGCATCGATGCGCGCGCTGGCCAAGTGATCGACGAGGCAGATCCGCGCAACACCACCGAACTGCTGGTGGACTGGGAACGCGTCGCAGGCTTGTCCGCGCTGTCTCCGCTGGATGGCAGCCTGCTCTCAACCGACCAGCGCCGCGCCAATCTGGTCTCGCGCATCACCGAGCGCGGCGGCCAAAGCCCGGCGTATTACATCGCGATGGCTGCACGCATGGGGTTTGTGATCACCATCACCGAGTTCAAAGAATGGTCTGTCGGCGACAGCGTTGATGCGCCGCTCTATGGCTTCGACTGGAACTTCGCCTGGCGGGTAAACGCACCCGCCGTGACGGCGCAAGAGTGGTCGGTGGATAGCACGGTAGACGATCCGTTCGCCATCTGGTTCGAGGGGCTTTTGCTGGAACGCGCGCTGCTGGATGACAAGCCCGCGCACACGATATTACTGATCAACTATCAATAAGGAGAACGACCAATGAATCCGAATCTATGGAAATCCGGCGCATCCGCCACACCGCCCGATGCACCCACCTCGCCCTCGGTAGGCTACCCAACTGGCGGCGACCCGGCGCTAGGCATTGAGCCAACAACGGGCGGGGCATATTGGTTCTACCAGCTGTCGCAGGAGATTCAGGCGTTGCTGGTGGCAGCGGGGATCACGCCGGATCATGAGGATTTGGGGCAGGTGCTGGCGGCGCTCGACATCATGTATGCACCAAAAGGCGTCGGCGGGGTTGAGTTCTTCGCTACGAGCACAGCGCCGACTGGATATTTGAAAGCCAACGGCGCGCTTATATCGCGCACGACATATGCCGCCCTGTTTGCGGCTATTGGAACCACGTTCGGGGTTGGTGATGGGGCGACGACTTTTGCGCTGCCGGATCTGCGAGGGGAATTTATACGTGGATTTGATGATACGCGCGGAGTTGACGCTGGACGGGTGTTTGGCTCGGCGCAAAGTGAGGCCGTATCTCCACACTCACACGTTATAACGGTGCCGGAGTACGGCGGATTTGTGCAGTCAGCCGGAAGTGGAGCCGTGGGCGCAATCGTGTCCAGAACCGGAATTGGTGATAGTAGTACGGCCAACAGCTCTAACTGGCGAGCAGCCGATATTGTTGTTGGCGGCTCGACCGAGCTACGTCCACGCAACATCGCGCTGCTCGCCTGCATCAAATTTTAATCGGAGACTAACATGGCAAAAAACGCTTACCACTACCATCCAACGACTGGCGAGTATCTCGGCTCCAGTAATGCCGACCCGTCCCCGCTTGAGCCGGGGGAGTATCTCTACCCGGCGCACAGCACACCTCTCGCACCGCCCGCCGACATTCCTGCGGGGAAGGTGGCGCGTTATCAGGCTGGCGCATGGGAACTTGTTGACGACCTGCGTGGCACAAAATACTGGACAGCGGATGGCGTAGAACACACGCAGGATGCATTGGGCGCGCTGCCGGTCGGCGTCGCATTGGAAGCACCGCTTCCACCGCCACCGAGCATCGAGCAGCAGATCGCATCCGCGCTGGCAGATACCTACGCCGACGTCGACGCCATCTATGCCGCCGCCATCGGCAGCCGCGCGCCCGAGTACGAGCAGACCGAACAAGCCGCGCTGGCATTTCAGGCGGCGGGCTACACCGGCACTGCCTCGCCCTATGTGGCGGACTACGCGGCCACCGCAGGCATCACCGACCAGCAATCCGCCGACCTCATTATCGCCCGCGCGAATGGCCTGCGCGCGGCGGTGCTGGCGATGCGCTCCACCCGCTTCACCGCGCAGTCCGCCATGCGTGCTGCAACCACGCAAGCCGAGCTTGATGCCGCCGTGGCCGCGTGGCGCGCATTCATCGCCCAGGTGCGCACCTCGCTGGGGCTGTAATGGTCAGGCTCGCCCTCTACAAAGGACGCGGGAAGCTAGGCAACCGCATCACGCGCTGGTGGACGGGCTCGATCTATTCGCATTGCGAGCTGGTGGTGTGCGGCGTGTGCCTCTCGGCGAGCTTTATGGATGGCGGCGTGCGCGCCAAGCAGATCGATCTGGACAGCGGGCACTGGGACGTGATCCCGCTGCCCTGGGCAGATGTGGCGCAGGTGCTGGCATTCTTCGAGCAAACCAAAGGCCGCGCCTACGACTGGCTCGGCCTGTTTCGCGGCCAGCTCTTCAACCGAGGCGGGCGAGACGGCAGCAAGTATTTCTGCTCCGAGTGGTGCGCCGAAGCGATCGGCATTCCAGCGGCAGAGATGTATAGCCCGGCAAGGCTGGGGGAGCTGGTGGGGTTTGTGAGGGATAGGGGTAGGTAGAAAGACGGTGCGACCGTTAAAGTGCGTCAACACTCTAACGGCCACCTCCCGCAGATGCAGCCTGCGTTCAGCTAAAGCACCGTACTGCTCGCGAGCAGCGTGCCGAGGCTATCACAGCATGCGGGGATTGATGGAAATCATCAGATGTGGAAGTTGCAACCGGCTGTTGGCCAAGGCCGACTTCCGGCAGATTGAGATCAAGTGTCCGCGCTGCGGCACGCTAAATTTAGTGAGGGCCGAGAGTCCCAAACCTGAACGCCCTGGAGCGTCTATCCGAAAGGAAGCGCACCATGACCAGCAAAACCCCGATCTTTAACAATCAACACGCGCCGATCATCCCGTGGGTGGGCGGCAAACGCAGGCTGGCCAAGCACATCATTCCGATGTTCCCTGCGCACACCTGCTACGTCGAGCCATTTTGTGGCGCGGCAGCGCTCTTCTTCCTCAAGGAACAGGCCAAGGTTGAGGTGCTGAACGATGTGAACGGCGAACTGGTGAACCTGTACCGCGTGGTCAAACACCACATGGATGAGTTCATGCGACAGTTCCGCTGGGCGCTGACCAGCCGCCAGATGTACAATTGGTTGCAGGTGACGCCTGAAGAAACGCTCACCGACGTGCAACGCGCAGCGCGCTTCTTCTACCTGCAAAAGAACAGCTTCGGCGGCAAAGTCAGCGGCCAGACCTTCGGCACGGCCACCACCAGTGGCCCACGCCTCAATCTGCTACGGTTGGAAGAAGACATCAGCCAAGCGCACCTGCGCCTATCACAGACCTTCATCGAGCATCTTGATTGGGAAGCCTGCATCGCCAAGTATGACCGTCCCCACACCCTGTTCTACTGCGACCCGCCTTACTGGCAGACAGAGGGCTACGGTGTAGGGTTCGGCATCGATCAGTACGACCGCATGGCCGAGCTGGCCAGAACGATCAAGGGCAAGATGGTGATCAGCGTGAACGATATTCCGGCGATGCGAAAAGCCTTCGCTGGGCTGCCAATGGATAGCCTCCCGATGAGTTACACGGTGGGTGGTGGCAAGGGGAGCAAAGCGGCTGAGTTGGTGATACGAAACTGGTAGGAGGTAGGAGGGGGTTAGATAGCCTGTTAAAGTCGCCCCCGATTTGCTACTTTTAACGCGATGCGGCTGTTTAGGTAGTTCCAAATGCAGCGCAAATCAGTCCCAAATGCGTCGCGCGCTTACACCAGATTCGCCTGATCGAGACCGCCCATTACGGGCAGGAGCGCATTCGCTTCGATCGCGATTTAACCGGCCTGTTGCGCATCACCGGCGATGGATTGCAGGAAAAAGGCCA